CGTTCCGCCGCAGGTGGTGGAGGCGCGGCACGGCAAGGGATGCCGCTACGCTCGCCCGTACGTGCCGCTGGTGTACTTTGGGTGGATTGACGAGCCGCAGTCGGGCTTGACGGACGGGTGTTTCATTTGGCTCCACACCCACCGCAATCCTGAACTGCTCCACGACATCGGTGGCATCCCACAAGAGGATCGGGAGCAGTCGCGGTTGGTGTGGGCAACAGCGCACCCTGAGCCTGTGGACACGGACGGCACAGGAGTGACCGATTTCCCCATGACCGTGGAAGGTAGCCGCACGTGGATGGAGATCCGCTCCATCGCGACATGGACTCCCCTCCACATCCGTCGCGATCACGGGCGTGTGGTGTGGAACACCCTTGCGCGTGCAGGGTGGGAAATCCTTGATCGTGGGAGCGCAGCGTATACTCCCCTGCTCACCGCGTATCGTTCACGTGGCATCGTCAAGTCCTCAATCACGCCAGCGATCCTCCAATGAACACCACACCACAACCTCCACTGCGCCAAACCGTGAAGCGGCACGCGTATTGGAACGGTCGCCTGTGTGAAGCACCGCCTGAAGTGGTGGTGCAGAGCATGACGGGTGACGCGCTGTGCAATCACGCGTTCCTCGCGTATCCCACGGAGTCGCTGATGAGCACAATGATCGTGGGCTTCAAGTGGACAAAGGGACACACGGAAGGCGATGTGTGGATTAGCCTGTCACCGCAGCGGATGGAAGAGACAAGCGTGTATGTGCGGTTGGAGGTTCCGCCGCCAGGAAACACAGCATTGGTTGACGAGCGTGTGTGCGTTGACCAGTTGTGGAAGTGTTTCTACCGCACGACCGCTCGCCGCGTTTGGGACGCACTGCTCCGTGAGGGGTGGGTGCCTGTTCCCAATACGGCAACTGCTAAATAATCCCGTGGAAAAATCTGCCTCGGCAGCGGGTGGCATTCGTGACACCCTTATCCACAACGACCCGCGCTACGGCGCGGGTTTTTTTATGCCCATAGATAGAGTGGAGGAAAAACGGCAAATGTACGAATACGAAATTCTCAAAGTTGAACGGGTTGTGGACGGCGATACAGTTGATGTGATATTTGACTTGGGATTTGAGGTGTTTCGCCGTGAGCGCGTTCGGCTCCAAGGGGTGGACACACCTGAAAGTGTAACCAAAGACTTGAAGGAAAAGAAGTTGGGATTGGAAACAAAAGCATTCGTTGGAGAATGGCTCAAAAAGCAGAAGCGGCTGGTTGCACAGACAAGCAAGGACGAAGGGGACAAGTTCGGGCGATTCCTTGCGCGGATTCGTGGCGACACCGAGTGCCTGAATGAGATACTGATCCGCGACGGGTGGGCATGGGCATACGACGGCGGAAAAAAAGTAAAGGACTTTGGTGTATTGGCAGAAGCCCGCAAGCGCGCCGGACTTGGAAGTTAAACCATTGTAATTGCGTAACTCTGCAAAACGCCCAATATTTTCTTCCCGTGAAATAAGGGAAAATGGACAGAATGTTTTGAAGTGACACCACAGCAGTGTATGATTTGGTCATGAACACAACAGCACCGACACCTGATCGTACCCGTTCAACGTCGTGGACCAACCGCTACGGTTCGCTCCGCACACTCACGCACGTGGCAGACGGTGTGTATCTCCTTGAGGGCTACACCCGCTTTACCCGTGGCAGTGCCGATCCCCATACCGATTGGCGCATGGTGGACTTTGAGGGCGGTCCATACCTCACCACCGGTGGAGTCGCAGGCTCGGAGATTTACGTGCCTGAATACTTCACTCCGCACACAACCATTGTTGGATTGGACTTCATTACCCGTGACGCAGCAGCGGAACTGTTTGGGCGAGATCCTGTTCTCCTCCGCGACGACGAGAACTACAAGTACCTGAAGATCACTACTACCGAGAGGACCAAGTAATGTCTCACAACATCAACACCGCAACACCCGCACAACTAGTCTCCATGATGAGGAGCGGAGTTTTTGTCTCTGTCACTACGCTATGGGCAGACATTGACACACGGCTTCAGCCTGTTCCTGTGACCGTGCAGCAGACGGAACACGAAGTGGAGCAGTTTGGAAATTGGGTGATCGGAATCACCTACACAGGCGTGACTGATTCAGACAACCCAAGCACCGTGGTAGTGTCCATGTGGACGAACAAGCCCGACGAGAGCGCACATGAGATGATGGTGAGCCGAATGATTGACACCATTCGTTCCCACTACAATCTCAGTGTGTTGGCGAAGATCATGCGCCACGACTGTGTTGCACCACTGTCTGTGATGTGGGAGCCTGGCGAGACTGACGAGGTGATGTCGTGAGTGATGCTGTTCTTTACGGGCAGGGATTGCTTCCGCACAGTGTGCGGTGGCAGGGTTCCACATACATTACCCAATCGTATGGTGCGCCTCTCACGTTCACGCAGGACTTCTCGTATCCAACCAATTGGTGGGAGAAGGCAATAGAAGGTTCCACCATGCCTGCTGCGGATTACGCACAAACGCTGTTCATCGGTGATGTGCAGGGCTTTTGGATTTTCCGCCTGTATCTTGACGGAAATTTGGTCGGCACTTACACCTTTTCAGATCAGCAGTTTGTTGTGCCTGTAACCTTTGATCGTGTGGAAGCAGTGTCTATGGGTGGATTGCCCTTTGGCAACAGCAGTGCGTTGGTATCAGCAAAGGGATCTGTGCCCACAACCGATACCGATCCCACCGTGCCTGCACCTGGTGTTGCGCTGTGTTGCGGCTTGGCTGCAATGCTTGCCCTGTGGGGGCAGGGGAGGAAGCGTCGTGGGTGAATGCCTAATCACTGAAGTTGCCGCGTTGCGTGAAGAGAACGAGCGGCTCCGAACCGTCTTTGATACCATCACTTTTCTGTGCATGGACGGTGGAACGATTGATGCCCGATGGCTGATGGAACAACTGCAAGCCGCTTTACGAAAGGACATCCCATGTATCCCGAAGACCTAATTAGTGTGTTTCCTTTTTTCGTCTTGATCATCTGCTTTGCAATGATGATGAACGAGATCAGTCGCAAGCGTGAGGAGAAGTAGATGACACCTGCTGAATGGAAAGACCACAACCAAAACGTGATGCGCGACAAGGAAAAACTCCACGACGAGATCCAATCCCTGTCTGCGCGGTTGGCAGTTGCGGACAGCACCACCGCACGACTAAACACGCGAATTGACAATCTGCTTGCAGAGATTGAAGAACTGAAAGCCGAACTCGCAGCGTGGCGAGCGTCCAAACACGACACCCACCGCCGCACCAACTCCGATATTTTTAGAATTGGTGCATGGGGCAAGGGCAAGGACGAGTAGTATAAATAGTCTACGCAGTGCGCTCCGCGTGGAGGCACCGCATACAACCCTTTACGCCGCCCACACGGGGGCAAGGAGACTACCATGACAGGCAAGAGCCTAACCATTTCCAATTCGCAACACGCACACACCCCCCTCACGCAGCACGTTGTGTTCAACAACGCACTGTGGAAGGAACTGGACCGTTGGGGTCTAGGATGGGATGAGTGGTTCAAGGATGTGCACCTTGCACTCCTCAATTCCTCCAAGAGCGATTCGCATCCGCCGTATAACGTATACGACATGGACGACAATCGCATTGGGGTGGAGATTGCCGTGGCAGGCTACGATCCTCAAAAGATTGCAGTCACGCAGACAGGCAAGACCCTCACCATTTCGTGTTCAGGGGACACAGAAGACACCCGCAACTACACCGTGCGCAACATTGCTCGCCGTGCATTCGTGAAGCACTTCACGTTGGGCGAGTGGACACGGGTGGAGAGCGCAGAGATGAAGAACGGAATGCTCCACATCATCTTGGTGTCCGAAGTTCCCGAAGCACACAAGCCGCGCCAAATACCCGTGAAGTTCTAACTACATCATACGGCGCGGTTTTCTAAATAGGAGAGGCAGCAATGCCTCTCTTATTTTTTACACACAGGGGAACCCATGCGCTTCACAAGCAACACCTACCGTTCACTAACTGAAAGTATTAACTCAGTGCAGAGTGAAGGAATTAAGCATATCCTCCGTGCGAAACACTCCGGAAAACTTTCGGCGGAGAAGGCGCAGACATTCAAAAATAAGATCGCTCGCCGTCTTTCAAAAATTAAGGACGACGGCTCCCCCTCTACCGCGCTCCGCAAGGGGGCTGTGGAGGCGCAGAAGGCGGTCGTAGAGGCTTCCTCCCCTGCGTGGCAACGGGCGGCAGGGAAAGACCCTGAAGGCGGTCTAAACAAGGCAGGGGTGGCTTCCTACAGGCGTGAGAATCCAGGCTCCAAACTACAGACCGCTGTGACGGAGAAGCCGTCCAAACTGAAGGCAGGATCTAAAAAATGGAAGCGGCGGAAATCTTTCTGTTCACGAATGAAAGGCATGAAGTCTAAACTTACAAGTTCAGAAACTGCTCGTGATCCGGATTCGCGCATCAATAAATCTTTGAGAAAGTGGAATTGCTGAACTAAATACAGGTGTCACCGGGTCGGTGGCGTGATTACGCCATCCATGCGTTACAGGAATTTCGCTACCTTGTGACCGTCATACTTGGGGAGGGGGAGCCGTGAGGCTCCCCTTTCTCTTTTAAATATGGCAAATGAAGTATGGAAATCAATAGGTAAAGTTCCTCCCGTCTGCCATCCAACCCTCTAGATACTCCTACACCCCCACAGTGGGGGCTATATTTCAAAAGGAGAAACCTAGACATGACACACTTTGCAACGAACCTTGGAGTTGGACTTGCTGCTGCGCTTGCTTGTGGTGCTGCTGCGCAGACTGCACCCGCTCCTGCCCCTGCACACGAAATGCAGTGGTATTTCACGGAGACTGTTCAGGTGAACAGCATGAAGGGTGGAGCCGATTCGCTCGTCGGGCTGAATCAGACGCTCTCGGTGGATCTTACGCCGTCCCTCACGGCAACGCTGAACCTTCCGCTCTACGCACAGAGCGGTCAGACATCGCTTTCCAACATTCAGTTGGGTGCGCAGTTTGACGCATACACCGCCAAGACTTGGGATATTGATCTCAACGCTGGCGTATACATTCCTGTGGGCGAGGAGTTCTTCCGCAACGAGAATGTCAACCCTTACCTCGGTGGCGTGTTCAACACGACGCTCATGGGTCTTGATTTCTCGCAGTCCCTTGAATACACCTTTGTGGGCGGCAACTCGTTCTTCGTGCCGCTCGCTGCGAAGACAGACTCGGATCTGGTTGGGCTTGGCACCGATCTCACCTACAAGTGGGAGGCATTCAAGTTTGGCGCAGAACTGAATCAGTATTACTATGTGAACACTGGAGAGAAGCAACTGTTCCTCGGACCCACAGTCAAGTGGGCAGTTGCCTCCAATGTGGACCTGAGCCTGGGACTTGGAGTTCCTGTGTATCAGGATGTTGTTACCGCTGAATCAAACGTTCTCGTTACAGCGGGTTTTGGTATCAAGTTCTAATTTAAAGGAGACTCATATGAGTTCAAACAAGACTTGTGCGCTCGGCGGATTCTGCTGGAAGAATCCCATTCACCTCGCTCTCGCTTTCGCAGTTCTTCCCTTCACCGTGAAGGGGGTCGGACTGGTTTGGGATAGCGTGGCTGCGCTCATCAATCCCGTTGTTTCGGCTGCTAAGTAAAAAATAGCCGACAATTCATTTTTGGAAATCGGGCAGCAGCAATGCTGCCCTTTTTCTTTTCTATATTTTACACTTGACACGGGGAACACCCGCAGTAAGATTCTCCGTATGGACACGACACCTCTCACAGAATGGCAGCAGAAGTATCCGCTGACGCTTGGCAAGTCTGCCGAAGCCACGTGCTACTCGCTCTTTGGACTGGAGATCAACGCAGGGTGGTATCCCCTTGTGGAAGACCTCATCTGCAAGATTGAGGGACGGCTTGCAGAAAAGCAGGCACTGGGTCTGCTTGATCCCGACTACCAGTTCTCGGTGCAGCAGATCAAGGAGAAGTTCGGCACACTCCGCTTCTACGTGTTCGGCGCAGACGACACCATCTACGGGTGGATCAACGAAGCAGAGGCAAAGTCTGCGTCTGTGTGCGAGTTCTGCGGTGGGGACGGCAAACTATGCGGCTCGTCGTGGATACATACGCTTTGTGAACCGTGTCGGATTGCACAGGGAATTGAAACACTCAACACTCAACTTTGGGGAGACAGCAATGGGGCTTGACGTTTGCGCATACACTTCTCGCAACGAGCCAATGGACGATAAGTGGTTTTTTGGAATCACTCCATTGTTCCTGTACGGCGAGCGCATCAAGGTAACGGATCCGCAGTATCCGTTCGGCGTTTTCAACCACAACACGTTTCGTGGGCGTGAGTATTCGCGTGTGCTGACTGATCTGCTTGGTGAGGAGTACACGCTGTATCAGGACATGGACAATGCAAAGGTTCACGATTTCTGCGGTGGGCTTTCGCAACTCCTCTCCCACACACTCCATGAAGACGAGTGGAAGGACGAAATCGTTTCGTTCCGCGAACTCCTTGCGCTCTACGATTGGATGAGAATCGTAGCAAGGAACGGCGGAAACGTTCACGCCAGTTACTGATCAAAAAAGAAATCCTTGTGAACGGAAAAAGCCGCTCCCCTGTGGGCGGCTTTTTCTATTTCCATAAATACAGGTAGAGGTGTCACCATGTTTAGCAGCGAAACTGTGATCGGAATTGACTTGGTGCGGATGGACGGGGAGGACGGAATCTACGGGGTCTACGAGTCCGTAGACGGCGGCAACGAGTGGCAGGTGCTGGCAGAATCCAAAAAGGTCTACGAACTCATACAGTTTGCGAGGAGTAGATATTCTGAAGACACGCCTATGGTAATGCACGATCACATTCAGCGTATCATGATGTATGAGGTGATTGAAGAAGCAGAACGATACAAGATAAAGGTCAAACAAGATGAGCAAAAAGCGAAATCTAAAAGTTGGTTCACCCGAATCCTCCAGTTCTTCAGGAAAAAGGAGTAAGCCCATGAAGAAAACCGAGAAGGAACTACAGGACGATCTACTCGCCGCCTCTGCCCTTGCCGTCCACTCGTATGAGGAATACCTTCTTGACATGAGCGACTGGCGGCAATTAGCCAAGGTAATGGTTGAACTCCGCAAATCTGTTGAAGCGATTGACAAGAAAAAATTGTCTCGCGATTAAAGTATAGTGAAATATGAACTTTTATATGGGTTGGAATTTTCCACTCGTATAAGTATCTGTGTCGGGTATGGAATGATAGATTCCATTAAGAGTCACTAGTAACCACTAGTAACCACTAGTAACCCCCAAAACAAATATAGAAAAGGGAATGAGAGGGATTGCATTCCCCACGGGACACGCTATAGTGTGTGCATAGGAGTCACACATGAGCGGTTTTCGGCTGCATATTGATATTCCGCTTCCCGTAAGTGAAGATGAAGCCCTCCGTGCAACGGAGGATGTGATCGGGATTCTTCGTGCACACAGCACACTCCTAGAGGGACTCCGTAGCCGTGGAGTCCCTCAAATCGGATACCGATTGGGGCATGACGAGGATCGCCAAAGGAGCAACTACCTTGTCAAGACCCCAAGCGGTCATGTCACAAACAAGAAGTGCAAAATTCAGTTGGAGAACCCCGATGAGCAAGTTGGTTAAGAAGGCAGCAGAACACGCAGCGCGAAAGCAAAAGGCACAGTACACTCTCAAGCCAAATCAATTGGATGAGAACACCGTGAATCGGTTGATTGGGTTTTCAGTAATCACCACAATTATTTCAGTTGTGGCTCTCCTCTTGGCAATCGCAAGGAACTAACAAAACGGGCAGTGGGCGGATGGCTTCGCAGACCGGCTTATACCCGGTTCAACCAGGATCAAAACCTGGACTGCCCATTCCATTACAAAACAGAAAGGAATGGATATGGACTCTTTTGAGAATTGGGACAGTGATGATGACGGTTCAGAGTTGGTGTCGTTCTTGGACTACTCTGACAACGGCTGGTGGGTTGTGGGTTTCGCGGCGTGCGAGAACGGAAAGCGTCCTCGCGTGGTGGAGGTGTTGGATCAGGACAGGGACATAAATACCCTTGCACGGCGTGCCGTGAACACGCACGGGCTAGATCCCGAGCGGTTGATTGTTTCTCCCATCGCAGCAGCGTTGAAGAGTTTTGAGTATTCCACTGGCATGAAAATCTGAAAGGTACACTATGGCAACACCCAAGAAGACAACTCCCGTAACGTTGGATATGCAGATCGGTGACGCAGTTTTCATGAAGATCGCAAAGATGGCTCACACGAACAATCTCACGTTCAACGAGCAGATCAACAAGATTGTTCAAGATGCAATCGCAAACTTTGACAAGCCAGCGACCCCACAGCAGACCCCATTCGGTTTTGCTGCCAAGCCGCAGGGCTGAAATGGAGCCTTCGTGGAAGGACAACATGGTGCAGGAAAAGGCGACTCCTATCGCAAACTGGATCGTCAGGCTTGGGAAGACGGTTGGGCGGCTATTTGGGGGAAAGGCAAGCGAGCCTTCACCAAGCGGAAGCCCCGTGCGCGGAAGACTAACCGCAAGAGAAATCCATAAGGTTCTCCTGCTCCGCACGATGCAGGAGATGAGCGAGGAGCACTACGCGGCAGGATGGATCATCGGGTTGGAGCATTACCTGTGGCATATGGTGAAGAACAAGCCTGGAACAGAGGAGGGGCAAATCCTACAGTTCCTCGCTGAAGCCGCAGGAGGATGGTGGATGTGGGACGACGCGCAGGAAGCACCCGTATTTGTTCCACTCCCCATTTGGCTTGGTGCGTACAACGAGAGCGAGATCGCAGAGCCTGCATAAATAAAACTAGTGCTGTTGATAGCGGCAAGAAACACGTACATTACAGGAGTTCAAATCTCCTCGCCTCCATTACCCAAGACCACGGGGGCGATCTGGAATCGGATGGCGTGCAGTACGGCTTGCAGGAGGCATTCGGGGCGTGTTCAGGAGCCTCGTTAAAAACCCTTGTTCAACCACAAACGCCAACAACACACTGGCACTCGCGGCTTGACCGCAAGGGGGGTCGCAAGACCCCCCTATCTTTTTATACATAGAGTAATGGAGGACACCGAATGAGTTACCTATTCAATGAAGCCAAATCGTTTGCAAATAATACCGCTGTGGGCAAGTGTAAGGGCGTAATGCTTACAAACACTACGGCTACAGGAAATACTGCGGACCTTTGGATTTTCGGTGACGCAGGAACCACTGCTGCATTCCGTGTGCAGTTGCCGCCCGTGACCACTCAAATATTCCATGTTCGTGTTTGGGGTATTTCTTTCGGTGCAGGAATTACAGGCGCAGTCCTCGCCTAAAAAAATATTGCAGGTGCTTGACACACACTCCCCCACGGGTTAGAGTGTGTGCATGGCAAAGAGATCCTTTGATGCAATTGACGCACAAGCCGAGCGGCATGGCGCTGCTCTCCGTGCGTGTGCAACCCACGTGTCCAAGCCGTTTGGATGGAACCGCCGCACCCTGAAGGAGCGTGCAGGTTTTGCCAAGGGTGAGGCACGGATTCAGTGCAAGACCATCCGCGACCGCTACGAGAGGAGTTGGTGATGCGCACCTGTGCAAAGTGCGGCAATACCATTCCGCGTGGCAGGATTGAAGCACTGCCCCACACTACAACTTGCGTTCGGTGTTCCGATGTGAAGGCATTCGTGGGCTTCATGGATTGGGGACACAAGACCGCACCCGAAATTGTTTTGGTGTCCGCAGAGGATCGTGAGGGTCTGCGTCGTGCGCAGCGGATCAACTGCCGTTCGCGGTGAAAGGAAAACTATGGACCTTGTAGGCGACAACGACATCGTGAACCGACTTCACGCAATCATGTGCAGCAATGTTGGATGCGGCGATCTCCGTATCTCAATGACAGCAAAACTTGCCGCCGATGAGATTGAGCGGCTGCGGAAGGAGCGAGACGAGGCGATGAAAAAGTGTGAGATATTGGAGTCCGATGTTGAAGCCTTGATGAACAAGAGGGGACTTCGTGTTTCTGCACTTGAAAAGGAGCGCGATGAGGCGAGGCGGGAAGTAATGTCTTGGATCATAGACCAAGCCTGTCGTTTTGAAGATGTAGACAGGGAATACAAAAAGCGTGGGTGGGAATACCTCAAGGAGATCACAAATGACTGACAACGACATCGTGACTCGGCTGCGCGACTGCACTTGCGTCCCGCATGGAGAAATCTGCCGCGAAGCCGCCGACGAGATTGAGCGGATACGAAACAATCCGTTCACATGGTGGGCGCGTGAGAAGCGATTCAACTGCACGATTGAGGCAAGTGTTGCCGTCACCTTTGAGTTCCTTGAGGAAGCGGATGCAATTGGAAACGATGAGATCCTGCGCCACATCTCCGACATGGTTGCATTTGACATCATGGGTGCATACAGAAACAGGAAAAATAGGATCAACGGCTCCGAAGACATTCACGGACTCTTCGGGACACCCCACAGACTTCCGAACAAGGAGAACACAAATGACACGAACTAACATTACAGCAACCATTACCGAAAGCGTTTACGATCCGTTTACCCCTGTGCTACACATTCACGGCGTGGATGTGCATGAGGCGGGTGACGCGTGGACGATTTCGGAAGTGGAGAGCATCATTCAGCGTTTGAATGATCTGCGCGACCAAATGCTTGCACGCAAGAGCGTGTTGGATTTGGAGTGGAACCCCACACTGTGGGACACGTTGGAGTAAGGAACACCGTCCTCGTAACTCAGTTGGTAGAGTAGCGGACTTCATAGGAGCATTGCATCAGGAATGGTGTAATGAATCTCGTCAAAGTCGGTGAACGGTGGAAACACCCAACGCCGAGCCAAGCCCGAAAGGGAAGGTGTAGAGACTTGACGGCGAGCATCCAGAACGGATGAAGGCAAAGTCCAGACCACGAACCGCAAGGGCGGCGCAAGCCGAAGTGGTAAGTTAATCCGTTTGTCGTGGGTTCAAGCCCCACCGAGGACACAGTTAACACGAAAGGTTAGGAATGGCAAAGAAGAATTCAAATAATAAGAAGACCCCTCGCACTCTTAAATATGCAGGAGCGGCTCCCAAAAGCAAATACGTGACCGACTGCATTAATAAATGGAATGCAGAAAAGGACGAGGCTGTTCTTAAAAATAAGAAGATCAAGAACAGCCACAAGAAGGTGATGGAGAAGTACAGCAAAGCCTTCCACAACCTCAAGGACGATGCGTATTGGGAGAAGGGCAAGACCGCTCCCAAGCCGTGCTGCGCCCCTCCTGCGGCTCCTGCTGCCCCGTCTACGGGTTGGCGGAAGTGGATCGGCTACGTGATCGGTCCTGTTAGCCAATTTTTGAAGGGCATCATTTAAAGTATAGAAAATCGCACGCACACTCTTGACACAGCGTTTGTGTCTGCTAAAGTGTGTGTATCAACAACGCGGAAAGGTGTGTGGGCTGACACCGACTGCGAAACTCAAAGAAGCCCTTTTGGAGATTTGGTTATGAAGAATCAGTACAACGTTTCTGTGTCGGTTAACCTCTACGAGAACAGCACCCCCACCAAGTTTGACGCGTTCGCGGATCGCGTGAGCGGCACGAACATTGCGCTTCGCAATGCTCGCACGAACCGTAACACCCGCACCTACACCTTCGGGTGCACGGAGCGCGGCGTGGGCATCCTGCTCTCCCGTTGGAGCAAGCGGCTCGGCAGCGGCGTGACTGACGCTTCGGTGTCGGTTGCCAACGCCTAATTAGGCGCGGAAACTTCATATGCCCAAGGGGTGACTGTGACCGACCGGCGCAGTCACCCCTTTCGGGTTTTCATCACATCAACAACAGGAGAAAAATCATGAAGAACATTAGTGCTATCGGAATTGCGACCGCTGCTTTCGTGGGTCTTGTGGGTGCAGTCTATCTTGGAGCAGTGGGCAAGATGGACGAGATGAACACAGCAACCACACTGCTTGCGGTGTTTTGCTTTGTTACATTTTTCATCTCCATGCTTGCGCTGAACAGCATGATTCAGCAGGTAGAGGTTCTGCGCGGATACGTGGAGAGTGTGGATCGCCGCACAATGGACGATATGCGTGACGCGTATCGCTACGTGGAGGAGTCCAAGCGCGACATCTACGAGCGCGTAGAGGAAGTGCAGCGCGGCACAGACCAGGAGTTCTCTTCGCTCTATCGCAGGATGGACGAGATGGACGACTGCTGCACCGTTTCCAAGAAGTAATTCCCCGTTCGGGACGCAACACAGGGTTGTTGGAGGGTTCAACTCCCTCCCGTCCTTTTCTGCATGAACACCAAGCGCATACAACGGCTGTTGGAGATGGCGTATCCGCTGTGCTTGGAGATTCCACGCCCCAAGAAGCACGTTTCGCTCATTCTTCGCAAGGGCAAGGTGGTTGCGATTGGCTCCAATGCCATGAAAACACACCCACTTGCGAAAGAACACGGGTATATGTTTGAGGAAATGCACTCCGAATTGGACGCATTTCTCAAAGTTGATCATCCACGGCGTGACTTGGTGCTGTTCAACATCCGTTTCAACCGTTTCGGGCAGATGCGGATGGCACGACCGTGCCTGCGGTGTATGCCGTGGTGCGTTGGATGCTTTGATGCCATTTGGTATACCACAGACGAGGGTGTAATGCTCCACGGGGAGGGGCTTTTCCCTATAAATAGTGGTGTAAAGGAGAAGCCGAATGAAGAAGTTCACCCAATATCTTAGCGCAAGCGGTTTACAGGAGGCTCTGAGCGACCGTGCCCTGCCTGAAGTGCCTCTTGTTGAAGCCAAACTATCCCGTGTGTTTCAGCACGTGGAGGACGATAGCCGTAATTTCGGTATTCTTTCGGCATTTCGTGCAGTAAACTCTGACAAGGAGAACAAGGCTCGTCACGACGAGTTGAAGAAACTTGTCCGTTCAATGGGTTACGGTTACATTGAGATGCGCGGAGGCTACAAGGGCGACGAGGGATTCGCTGAGGAGTTGAGTGTTCTCATTCCAAACATCAAGAAGAAGGAAATTGTTGATCTTGGACGCAAGTATCAACAGCACTCCGTGATGTATAAGGACAAGACAGACTTCTACTACATCGGCACGAACGAAGAAGCGGGAATCGGCAAGGTTCTCATGCGCTTCAAGAAGGGTGCAGGGCAGGACAACCTATCGCTTGCAAAGCACAAGGTTGCTGATTTCTTTTCCAAGATCAAGAAGGGTCCAGATCGTGACACGAAATTCGTGTTCAACCCTGTGGACGACGGTGGAGGCGGTGGTAGTGATGCAGGTGGAGGAGAATCGGCTGCGGCAGCGGCGCGTCACCGACCAGGCACCACGTGGAAGACCTCAAGTGGATTGTGGGGCGCGATGGACAAGGAAGGCAACTACGAGTATTTTGAAGACAGCGAGAAGGCACAGAAATACGCAAAGGCTCACCGCAAGGGCATGAGGATTCAGGAGCGCGAGGAGTGGAATTTTGCAAAGGCAACGTATCTCCGTCGTGGCGATTCGCCCAAGTGGATCACAATTTACGAGGATTGATTTCTCCCAAATACCTAAATACTTCGGGGGAAACGCATGAAAAAGCAAGACAACAAGGATCTCAAAAAAGCACTACTGCGACGAGCGGTTCAAAATATTCGTCGTGAAATAGTGAGCACAAAGAAGCAAAAGAAATAATCGTTATGGTGTGTGAGGGCTTGACTGCCCTTTGTTCTCTAGTATGATGATGTGTGAAAGGAGTTCGTAATGAACTTTAAGACTCTCTCGGTATCGGTTGTCGCGGCGGTGTCCGCGCTTGTTCTTTCGCCCTCTGCTGACGCACAGTTCGTGAACAGTGGTGGCGGATTCAACGTGGGCGTGGCAGGTGGATACAGCAAGACCACGCTGCCCAATGGTCAAACCATCAAGAACAGTAATCTCAATTGGGGTGTTGGTATGGGTGGAGCGTCCACCACATCAACGCTTCCGTGGGGTGGTGGCGGATGGGGTGGCGGATGGGGCGGTGGTTGGGGTGGCTACGGTGGTGGCTACTACGCTCCTGCTGTCTTGCCGTATTACGGTGGCGGCTGCTTCCCTCGTCCAGTGTTCGCGTCGTATTCGCCCTTCACTGGCACGTTCGGAAATCCGTGCTACGCGCCGCAGTTCCCGTGTGCCCCTGCCGCGTATCTGCCACAGGCTCCCGTCTGCTGGTGATCTGATCGTTCGTCCTCTTAGGCAAGGGCAGGCGGTGTAAAAGCCGTCTGCCCTTTTACAATGCGTAGTGCAGCAGCGGAGGAATAAACCGTAGCAGGCTGCATAGGGTTGTTGGTTGCAAACGGCAACCGAATAGGGGTGCAAGTCCCCCGCTACGCTTCTCGGTCCCATCGTCTAGACTGGTCCAGGACTCCTCCCTTTCACGGAGAAAACACGGGTTCAAATCCCGTTGGGATCATTGGATTCGCTTGTGGTGTAACGGTAGCACAGGAGGTTTTGGTCCTCTTAGTCCTAGTTCAAATCTAGGCAAGCGAACTGTTAAGGCTGCGTTCAAGAGCGCGGAAAAGGTAAATACAGGGCATGGAAACGCTAACATATATTTCAATCGGGGTGGCAGTCACCAGTTTTTTAGGCGCGGTAGTGGCTAAAGCCTACCTTATAGGGTACGGGCGCGGCTACGGCGACGGCAAGCACTGCGGCTTCACAGAGGGGCTGTACAGGGCTGCTGAACGGGCGCACCGGCAGGCAGCACGGCAGGAGTTTTGGGTGGGCTGATCACACCACGATCTGTAGTTCTACAGACGGGCGTTTTGTGGGTATCAAGAGTTCGGTGTTTTGACCGTTCCTGTCTTCAGATACTACTTGCTCGTTGAAATAGATTCGCGCACGGTTCATGGTTAGAGTTTCGTCTGCTGTGTAGCGCACTGTATACTGACGAACGTTATTTTGTGAAAGTGTTGCAACATACTCCACTTTTACAATATCGTTCTGTTTCAATGATGAAATATCTGATACAGTTTTTTCATCGGGATTTGTCAGTTCAACATATCCCAAACCTGTGTTTATGTTTTTTGTCGTTGAGAACTCTGCTGTGGTGTAGTAGTTTGTAATATTACCCAATGACAAACCCGACACAACAAGCACGGGACCACGTGGACCAACTGTCTTGTCGGTGATGGTGCATACTACACTTCCAATTACTATTCCTTGTTCTTGATCTGGTGACACAATACTGCAAGTGAAACCCACTGTAGCCGCTGCGTTGAATGTGCTCCACCGTTTTTCTGCTTCACAAGACGCATCAACATACGAGATTGTCGCAGTTGTGCCTGTAGGTGTGATCATTACTCGCACACCTTCCACAGAAGTTACTTGGCTCTCTGTTCCTGTATAGAAACGGCAATTGGTTAGTGCAGTTCCTCCTATTTTTAGGTCAGACGACTCAACGGAGAAAAACTGTAGTGCGTTTTTAGGTGTGCCGTCGTCCTCAATCATCACTGAAACAGAGGAGTTTCCTGAAGTTTTCCATATGCTCATGTATTCTGTTATGTCAAACGTCACTTTTTGCGGCATTTCTGCGCTGTCCCACGAGCCTTTTACCGCAATGCCTTGAGCAGATGGTTCAATGTCTCCACCTGAAGTGGTCCATGTATCAGTGTATCGTTCGCTGGGCTTTGTCCAAGACGCAGAATCGTCAACTGATATTCCCAATGGCAACAGATACGCGTACAAATCATGAGAAACTGATTGTTTTTCTGTTGTCTCAACCACCAGTGACGCTTTTCCTATCTTGTAGGTGTCGTCTGCTGTGGTTCCAATAGTATTTTGGATGGAGGATATGATCAGGCTTTGCGGATTGAAGGAAAAAATGCTCTTGAAGGTTCCTTCATCCTGAACTGTACCCACTTTCACATACGATCTTTCCCTATAGAGAAGATTGTTCCCTATTCCTCCCAAATATTCGGTGGATGAAGGATCAACACCGCCTTCAAGATCCAAATCTGTGATCTCTACAAAGCGATTGGGTATCGGATCGTATATTTTTGCTACGTATTCCGATACTTTGTCGGTTATGTATGTGTCTGTTGGCTGAAGTTTGAGAGAAATGGTTACTGAAGGGCGATTGTCCGTGGTTACAGTTGACCTCTGAAACAGGTTTCTCTGAATATTGTTGAACATCAACCCCTCCGAACGCCGATCAGGAGGCGTAGAATGAGAATGTTAGACCACTTGAGGTGTTGCTGGGTGCGTTGCTTGCCGAAAGAGCAGGGTAGAACACCTTGATTTTGTCAATATTGTCCACCTCAAAGAACATTTCGTCGCCGTGATACATCACATACGACGCCCCAACGTTTGAAGCACCGTAAACAGCAGCATCGGCTTCGGAAATGACGCACATGATCTCGTTCTGTGACGAGTTTGCACCGCTTGGAACACGCGAAACCTTGATGCGAACACCCATTTCGCAAGTGAATCCCGATGCGCCGTTGTAAGATGTGAGATTTACGGGTGTATTTCCGACAAAACCAGTGCGAGACATGAAAGATGCCACGCGCTTTACCTTTGTTACATTCACCGCAAGCGCATTTTGCGTGCTGTGGGGCTGATTTGCAGGCACAATAGTGTCTTGGATGGCAGCAAGACGGTCGCCAACGTTGGTTTTGATCTGATTGTAGATGGATGCTTCATCAGAGAAGTCCTGTGCACCAACAGAAATCTTGTCGGAGTACAGTGCTTTCTTTACTGCAAGGAGATAATCGGTGTTGTTCTTGACTTCTCCAACCTTGCCCTGAATATTTGCGGTTTGTGTGTCAAAACCGCTCACCTCTACAGGCAAGAATCCGCCAGAACTTCCTGTAACAGTAATTGCGCCACCGCTAGTGCTACCTGCTATCCATACAGGATAGCCTGCGTTGGGCGATCCTTGGATTGGCAGTGCACCTGCATAGGTTGCAGTTACTCCGACAAGAGTATCAAATGTTGCACTTGCAGAAACTGTGAAGGTGATGCCATTGTTTACGAGATACACATTTAGCGCACCAGCACTCCATCCTGCTCCTGTGGAACCGCCAACACGAACAAGGTTTCCGTTCTTGTCAACCGCAGTGATGTAAGTGGGAACTGTAGACTTACTGTCGTCGTCGCTGTCTCCCTGACCAACCACGGTAATGGTGTCGGTTGTGTAGTCTATGGCACGAATATCCAAGTCCGCAGCGGAAACCGTAACACCTGTTCCGTACTTTACATTGACATTTAGTGCGTTGTTTTCAGAGAACAGCGATTCGGCTGTTTCTCCGTTGAAACCAAACAGACCAACAGATACGGTTCCAGCGGTTCCTCCACCGTAAACTGTGATTGTATCGCTTACTGCTGTCAGACCACGAATGTCTACAGTTCCAAAAGTGACACCGAGTGCAGTTGCACCTGAAATACCCCATACTCCGAAGCCTGTAAGTGAAGTTATACTTACGGGCAGAGCAGAAGAAACGGTGATTCCTACAGGATAGCCGCCGCAGATGCCTTGAACCTTGACGTAATCTTCGTCACCCAGAGTACCATCGCCAAGCGTACCGCCGTAGAGGGCGCGAATATCTAAATTTGAAGAAGAAACGGCTACTGTTCCTACGGTTACTCCTACAAGAGCACCGCCCGAAACTCCTTCAACCTGTACGGCATTTCCAGTGAAGCCTGTTACATTTACTGCAAGACTGTAGTATCCAGATGAAGCCAAATAGTCGTAGCGCGACCACGCACCAAACGCCTGAACGGGAAGTGGAGTGTCGCTGCTGATGTTTGTAACAGAGTCGCCAGTGCCGTAGACTGCCTTCACGATCTGAAAGTGAGCCGTTTCGCCGCCAAAGGGGTTGACATAATCACTGGCTATGGTATAAGTAGTTCCGCCTGTGACGATCTCGTAATTGTCGCTGGTTGCTCCCATTGGCTTCTCCGTGGGGGTCTGTTCTGATAAATAGGAATACCTAACTCTATGTATACTTTAGAAAGCAAGGCTGAAATGGACATGACTAACCTGCGATTCCCCCGTGAAGTGGAAAACCATGTGAAGAAATTCGGCGTTTCGTATATTGACGCGGTGATAGCGGTGTGTGAGCAATACGGAATAGAGCCACAAGTAGCCGCAAAGTTCCTCAACAAGCCCATCATTGAAAAAATCAAGGCTGAAGGGCAGGAACTAAACCTACTACCAAAAAAGACTCGTTTGCCTGTTTGACGCTTGACAGCGGCAGGGTAGGCATTACACTCTACATACTGATGGCAGGGCAGTCCTGCCTATACATCAACACACAGCGTACACAACGTACAAGGAGACAACATGGGTTTCAATGACATGAAGAAGCAGTCCAAGACTGCGTATCAATCGCTCGCGTCCGAGATGGAGAAGATGACCAAGCGTTCAGAGTCCTACAAGGACGACCGCCTGTGGCGAGCAGAGACAGACAAGACAGGCAACGGCTACGCGGAGATCCGTTTCCTCCCCGCACCAGACGGTGAGGATCTGCCGTGGGCGCGCATTTGGCATCACGGGTTCCGTGGTCCGGGCGGGTGGTATATTGAGAACTCCCTCACCACCATCGGGCTGAAGGATCCTGTTTCGGAGATGAACAACGTGCTGTGGAACAGCGGTTCGGATTCGGACAAGGCAATTGCCCGTGACCGCAAGCGCAAACTGTCGTACATTTCCAATATTCTCGTCGTGAGCGACCCCAAGCACCCCGAGAACGAGGGCAAGGTGTTCCTGTTCAAGTACGGCAAGAAGATCTTTGAGAAGATTCAGGGTGCAATGAACCCCGAGTTCCAGGACGAGAAGCCCATGAATCCGTTTGACTTTTGGACGGGCGCGAACTTCAAGTTGAAGATTCGTCAGGTGGACGGCTACGCAAACTACGAGAAGAGCGAGTTTGCTGCTCCGTCCGCGCTCTTGGGTGGCGACGATGCCGCGCTTGAGAAGTTGTGGAAGACGCAGTATTCCCTGAAGGAGTTCACGGATCCCAAGTCGTTCAAGACGTATGATGAGTTGAAGGCTCGTCTGCAAATGGTGCTTGGCGACGATATCCGTGCGGTGGCTACGGAGTCAACCGCAAAGGGTGGTGCGGAGCGTGCGTCGTTTGACGATGAGGAGGACACTGCTCCTCCTGCTCGCAAGCCTGCTCCTGCTCCTGCGGCACGGAAGCCTGCTCCAAAGGTGGAGGAGGACGAGGACACCACCAGCGCACTCTCGTATTTTGAGAAGTTGGCAAGCGACGAGTGATTTAGGAATACCTACCCCTTGCGAAAAGAGGCACCTTCGGGTGCCTCTTTTTGTTTTAGAATGAGGAGTGGATCATCCTTTGAGCCTCTTTTATCGTTGGCTCGTTATTGCGGATTCTCAAGTCGTCGTTGAAGTTGTTCGTGGTGTTGTTGATTTTTGTGTTCACAGATGAGTTATTTGAGATTGGAGCAGCCGTTGGTGCCGCAGCAGCAGCCTTTGCTTCGCTCAATGCACCCATTTCTGCATTGTAGGAACCAACCATCTTGCCAACATTTGTGTTTGGTGTGGCAGGGGCAACTATTTCGCCGCTCACTTCGGTTGCAGACGCTTCGCCACCCATGCCCTTTGCTCCCGCTGCGGTATTTACTGCTGCACCCATTTCACCCACAGCACCTTCAGCAGCCTTTGATTCTTTTTGATCTTCTGCACCACCGATCTCAAGAAGAGAACCCACACCTGGAATAGATGAAACCATGTCATATATTCCTCTACCGCCTATTGCATCGGCAAGAAGTTCAGCAATTTTTCCACCTGCCCATGATCCGCCGAGTGTTCCTACTAGTGTTCCAAATCCAGGTACAGGAATGAGAGAACCTAGCAGACCACCACCGATAGAACCTAGAACTTCACCTACTGTTCCTACAAGCGTTCTTCCTATTCTTTCTTTTTTCTCATCTGGCGATAGTTCGGGATCGTTCTTTATTCCAGCAATATCAAATGCACCCATTGCTCCAGATATGAGAGCACCCAGCCCAGGAAGAGACACTATGCTCTTGACTATTTTTCCTGCTCCAGATTTTACTGCGGGTCCGAGTGCTTTTACAGGATTAAGTCCACTCACCGCTCCAGAAACCGAACCCCATGCCTTGCTTAACCATCCGCTTGCTTTGGTAGCCATTCCTGCGCCTGCTTTAATAGCAGATGATCCTACAGACTTAACTGCTCCAACTGCTTTGGAGCCAAGGTTAGTAGTTGTTTTTGCCATAGCCGAAACGTCTTTAAAAAGAGAGGTGGTCTTGAAGGCACCTAGAGCCTTGCTCCCAAGTTTGCCCAATCCCCCTATCGCAGATCTTCCTGCTCCACCAACACGAGTCATCAATCCACCCATTGCTTTTGTTGGCAGCAGATTCATCAGACCACCCGGACCAAGCATACTGGCGATTGAAGAAAGTATGCCGCCACCTCCTGCTTTTTCTGCCGCGCCAGCAGGGGCAGATGACCGAGCGACATTTCCAAGTTTCTTCATACCTTCCAATTCCGACTCGCGTGCTGCCAATTCATCAGTAGAAGGACCGAAGCGATCAACGAGAAGTTCGCGTATCTTGCGAACCTCTGCGTGTATTTCTCCCAACACCCCACCGCCGCCTTCCATTCCCTTCAACAAACCAGGAATTTTGGACGCTGGAGATCCTCCAAGGCTTGCCGCTGCTCCTTCTCCCTTTTGCTTTTCGGAAGACAGCGCACCAAAAACCTTGCTGCCTCCACTACCGAGTGCCTTCTGCTGAAGAAGAGTGCCAGAGTAGCCTTCTAATGATTCTTTAGCCTCGCGTTTTTGCTGTAAGAATTCTGATACAAGACCGCCAACTATTGGTATTTTGGAAGCCAATCTTTCGGGAATTCGCTTTTTGAAGTCCATTGCCTTGTCTTTCACAAATTCTCTGAAAGACGTTTGCTTTTTAAGTTGCTCTTCAACAGGCGCAATTACCCTGTTTAGTTCTTTTGCTATTTCAGACTGCGACCCCTGAGTCTTTTGAGCCATATCACGTATGAACTTCAGTTTTTCGTAAATGACAGCCGCTTCAGCATTAGATGCTGTCAGGGTGTCATCCGCTAACTGCACTGTTTCTTTGAAGAGGGTTCTTGCTGCTCTTCCTGCGGGATCGTCTACTTTAAATTTTGATGCGTTGGATTCAATGTAATCAAGCAACTGCTGTCGTATGCTTATTTTGCTGTCAATGCCAAGAACTATTCTGTCCAAGGCTCCTGTGGAAAATCCCATCTCTTGGCGTTGCTGAATGATAGAACGCAGGAAATCAACTTGATTTTCCATTACTGCTGTTGTGGCAGCGGATGGAACTGCTGCTGGTGCGGTTTTTTGAACAGGCAAGAACCTTCCACCTGGACCGCGTTTTCGCGAGGCAGCAAGATGCTGATGTAGGGTTTTACCCTTGGGTGTTCGTTTGCCTTTTGCCATGCTGTTCCCTATTAGTCATGGTGTATAGTGGTCACAGTGGCTTGCGATTTGATACCTTTTCCCGTTCCTTTTTTAAATGCTGTATGAGCATTTGTATGTATACCTCTCGCTCCCAAGGTATCATGCCTTCTATTTCTGAAAGCGAGTATCCGTGGTTCTGCATGAGGCTGAAGTTCAGTTGGTAGTATGCCCCCAAGTCATTGTGACAGAGGGCTATGGAAAAAAATCTGATACGCTGCTCAACTCCGTGTTTACCATGTGTTTGCACGACGGACACGTAAATTTGAATGAATACCGCAGTTCAGGTGTGGACTGCACAAATTCCATCATCTTTGCAAACTGATCTGGTAGCAGGTTATCTACAAACTCTCCCAATTGCTTTGGATCAATCTCACTTGTAGGATGAACTTGGTCATCAAGAATCACCGACTCAATGCACTTTCTTGCCAAGTCAAATGCAATTTCTACTTCGCTCTTGTTGTAGTCAAAATCATGAATAGACGGGTAGCGCATCACCAACGCCAAGTTATCCGATAGTTTGATTGTGTCGTCTATCTTTGGCTTGTCTGCATTTGTAACGGCGATGTCGTCCAATTTGATTTTTATGGTCGTGGTGGTTTTGCAGTTGGAACACACCACTTGGGGCTTTACTTCTTCACCAACAGACTTAGCCCGTATTTGCAGGAATGCGTATTCTGCATCAGCAGAGCAGAGTTTCTTGGTGTCAAGAGCGTCGTTGGTGCACGCTAAAATCACATTTCTCATGGCATTGTTGATGCCGTTGATGTCCTTTGTCTGTAGTGCCATGAGAAGAATCTTTTCCTCTCGCACCACAAAAGGTCTAAACTTGCAAGTAATTTTTGATACTGGAAGGGTAAATGTGTATTGTGGAAGGGCAGCAGCCTGTAAATTCAGTGTGGTCATAGTGTTCCTTTTCAAACGAATATCAAGTATTTATGTCACCCTCCAAGCATTCCGTTCAGGGTTCCATCGGGACCAATTCGGTCTATCCCACCGCCTGCCCGTGGAACGAATCGCTGAATGCTTGCATTACCTGAAGGCTGTGATGGGGGGTTTTCACCGCCCCTTGGTCGGTTTCCAAAATATGTGGGTGTGTATTTTCTGAAAGACAGGGTAACGTCTTGGCGCATGAACTCGTTGTCCTTGTCGTAGCCCACCTGCAAGTCTCCGATAGCCTTTGGATATACCTCTTCCAACGTGAAGGTATACAACCCTTGGTCTTGACGATTTAGAACGTCAACATCCACAATGGTGGTGTAATCGTTGTAAAACCCCATCTTGTAGTTGTAGATGCTTGATACTCCACCCATCCATTCCTCAAAAAACTTGCGTTCGCGGAGATCCTCTGAAAGAATGACCGAAAGCGTCACCTCACCACTATAGATCTGCTCATACGGCATATTTCGTGCAGGACCGTATAGCCTGAATGGTGTGGTTGAGAATGCTCGTCCAGGAATGGTGATGGAATCGCACCGTACCGCAAGAGATCTCATCAATCCAAAACGCGCAGTGCCCATGAAACGTGGGGTGTAAATCGCTACTTCGTAGCGGTTGCTGTACGCAAGTCCAGAAGACTGAATCTCCTGAACTAGTTCGTTTATGTTTGCTGGTCTGTATGCCATTCCTTACCTTTGCTTGATTGCTTTCTTATACGAGTCTCTGAATATAGTAATTGGTCTTGCTTTTTCTATTCTCATGGTGTTTGACTGCACCATTTCCTCCCATAGTTCAAATGGAACCACTATTGGTCTTCGTTTCATGCCTTTCCATGAGTATGCCCTGTAGCAAGGTCTAAAAAATTTGAACTGCCGTCGCGCTTTTAGTCGGTCGTAACTTACACGCAACCGTGTTCTCCACTCTTCGGATGCGCGTATGGCAGGCAATCCTCGCATTATGACATCAAAAAGGAATTGGCGGTGAATTGGATCAATATAGTGGACGTTTACTCCAGAAAACCCCCCTCTGTAAGTTTCTGTGACAAGCACAAGAGGATACTTGTCGTAGTATGTATTTCTTTCTTTAAAAGTTTCGTTTTGGGGTTTGTATTTAAAAAACACTAGTTGACCCTGAAACACTCTGGTCGGTATTGATAGTTTGTTTGCAGCGTTCATCAACTTGAGGAATTCAATGTATGTTTGGTCTGTTCCCCCTAAAACGGTAGTGGTTTCCTCTAGTATTTCTTTTAGTTCGTTTTTTATATTGTCGGGGGTCATGGCTTCTTTCTGAATAAGTGGTCTTCTGTGAGTATCTTAAACTCCCATCCCTGTGCTTCGCTCACCTTCTTAGCCGCTTCCCACTTTGCCGTATTGACTGCCCATGTCTTTACTTCGTTGATGTAGGCTCGGGTGACGCGTGATCGCTTTTCAGGTGCGCTGCACTGCTTCTTGGGCTTAATCTCTATGAGCCAAGTCTTGATTCCTTCGGGGGTCTTGATTTCAATTAGAAAATCAGCGTAGTATCGGTGGGGCTTTCGGTCTACAGGACTGATGTATGGGATGGCAATCTCTTCCGATGCCCATCTCAGCACGTTGGGGCTGGTGTCACAGTATTTCATGAAACGCCGCTCCCACATACTCCTGTACGTGATTTTTGTGGGATCGCCCATGTATTTGGACGAGTTTTGCGGTCTAAAAAATCCCTTGTATGCCATTATAGATATGTAGAAGCCTCCCGAGGAAAATAAATGGACCCAGCATACGCTTACGAAACACGGACAAGGGACGGTGTTGCTGCCTCTACATTAGCCCCAACAGTCGCTTTTGTGCGAACTCCGGGCGTAGATGGCGTAAAGCCGTTCATATCCACAAATCGCTCAACCTCTTCTCAAAAATTGATGGAGAAGATGTTCAATGACCAAATGGATACGGATGTCATGCGTGCTTTGGAGGGCACCCCAAGGACCGTAAGGGGATCACGCAAGAAGCCGTCAGTCATGCGGTATCCCGCAGAGATTGGATCGGGTGAGTTTCCGCACGTAATGCAGTTCAAGGTGTATTGGCGGTGGGAAAACAAGGATATAGCGGAAACCCTGCAAAACCTGAAGGAAGAAACATCCAAGACGCTTGGTGGATTGAATAAACTGACTGAGTACATCAGGCAGGACAATCTCAGCAAGGAAACGGTTGAGCAAAGTGGGTTGAGTGATGAGCAGATTAGCGCACTGAAGGAGTTGGCAAACAACACCAATCTATTGAAGGTTGTTGATCCAACCATCAATGACACTTTGGCAAATATGCTTGCCAACAACCCAAACAAGGCAAAATTGATCCTTGAGGAAACCATAAAGTCGTATCAGACCCGTCTTAGCAGCATAGAGGCTGAAATCAGCGATGGTGCAGGTAGAATCGGTTTGGACGAAATGGAGCGGTCAATGGTGTTCAACCGCTTGAATGAGAACATTTCTCAAACAGGAGTGGGGCAGGCTGCTGTGTCTGGTGGGCTGTTTGGAGGAATATTGGGTGGTGTAGCAGGATTTTTTCTTGGTGGACTAAAGGGTGCAGCGGTCGGCGCGGGTATTGGCGGTGCCGCAGGAGCAGCAGGAGTTGCTGCCACAGTTGGCGCAGCAAAACTGTTTCAGAATGAGGCAGTGTACGATCAGATGCTGTCCATATACCTTCCGTTCTGCGGAAAGATAAACAACGAAGATAGTTTTCAATATGAAGAACCAAGCCAAGCGGTTGCTGGTGCGTTTTTTGATGCCGCAGGAAATCCAATTGAAACTGCTGGTCAGGCAGTCAACGTTGGAATAGAAAAGGCGGCAGGTGCTGTTGGTGCAGCGGGTGCAGGTGCCCTTGCTCGTGGAAAAGTTCTAAATCCACGCCTTGAAAAACTGTTCAAACAAAAAGATTTTAGATCATTTGCATTCTCTTGGGAGTTCTATCCCCGCAGCAAAGAGGAAGTGGAGCAGGTCCGCGAGATCATAGAAGCGTTCCGTTATCATTCGCACCCCGCAACAGATGACGCTACCGCAGAGAACCAAAG